TAGTTTATATGTGGGCTATGTCGCATGGTTGGTCTATTAAATAAAAAGACTTTACGGCACTTATATAGTGCCTTTATAAAGTTACCTCCATTTAATAGATACCCAATGCCTTCACCTCTAAAGATGAGGTTTGAAGTGATGGATTCAGATGATTGTGATGGATTGTTTACACCAAGTAACATGACTATTCATATAGAAACTAGACAGAATAGTTTTAAGAAGATGACTGAAGTATTGCTACATGAGATGATTCATGTGTTGTTATATAAAAGAAATATGTACACAAATAAGTATGCTAACCACGATGGTGATTTTGAAGAGTTAGCTAATGAAGTCTGTAAGTTGTATAAATTTAATAGGAAGACTTTTTAATGAAACATTTAATATATTTACTTTTAATATTAGCAACACTATTCTACATCCATAAAGCTGAAGCAGAAGAATATATGGTTATGCAGTATAACGAGAATGTTCGTATTGTTCTCTCTAAAGAGAAATGTCCTACAAAAGGATTTAGAGCTGTAGCTCAAAGAATAGACAAACAAATATTAAGAGCTTGTTGGTCTCCTAATGGAAACCTAATTAATATTCAATGGGAAGGTGGAGACTTTAGTGAGTTTCCAGTAGATAGATTTTATCCAGCAGAGGTTAAATAATGGATCCAGTAACAATATTAGCAGCCTTAGGACCTTTAGCAGTAGATTTAGGTAAGTCACTCATCAATAGATTTGTAGCTCCTGATCAGTTTAAACCAGCTACAATAGAACAATATGCTCAGATGAAGGGTATAGATTTAGAGTTCTTTAAAGTGATGAATGAAGCAGGTGGAGGTAATCCATCTTATCCATGGGTAGAAGCTATTGTAAGACTTATGAGACCAGCGATTGGTCTATTAGTGTTAGCTACATGGGCTACTATGCACTTACAAGGTATTGCAACACCTGAGGTAGATAACTTTGCTAGTGCTGTAGGATTCTATTTATTCGGTGAAAGAAGTTTATTTTACATTAAGAAGAAATGAAGTTAAGTCCTAATTTTAGTTTAGAAGAACTTACTTTTAGTCAAGTAGCATCAAGAAGAGGGTTAAATAATACTCCTTCAGATAAAGTAAAGGATAACTTAGAAAGACTTGCATTCTTTTTAGAACAAATTCGTAAACTATTTAATAAACCACTCCTGATTAGTTCAGGGTATAGATCGAGGGAAGTCAATGAAGCAGTGGGTGGAAGTAAAACATCACAACATTGTGAAGGATGTGCAGCTGACTTTAATGTCAAGGGAATGTCTCCTAATGCAGTGGTTAGAGCCATTGTCGATAATGGTATCCCTTACGATCAGGTTATACTAGAATTTGATAGTTGGGTACATATTTCTATTCCAACTGTTAAAGGAGCAACACCAAGGAAGCAAGCTTTAATTATAGATAACAAAGGGAAGAGAGAGTTTAAGTGAAGAAACCTACAACAAAGCTAGGGAAACAGAATAAGATTAGCAAAGTGATGCGTGAGTTTAAAGCAGGTACATTAAACACTGGCTCTAAGAAAGGTCCTGTTGTTAAGTCTAAAAAACAAGCTATTGCAATTGCATTATCACAAGCAGGTATGTCTAAAAAGAAAGGTAAATAATTATGCCAATGGTCGGAATGAAAAAATTTAGTTATACATCTAAAGGTAAAAAAGAAGCTAAAGAGTACGCAAAGAAAACTGGTAAGAAAATGGTTTCTAAACCTAAAAAGACTGGTGCAAAGCGTGGCTACTAAGCAAGGACTCTATGCTAACATCCATGCTAAGCGTAAAAGAATAGCAGCAGGATCAGGTGAGAAGATGCGTAAGGTGGGGTCTAAAGGGGCTCCCACTGCTAAAGCATTTAAACAAAGTGCTAAAACAGCGAGGAAGAAATGATTAAAAAAGGCAAAGAAACTTTTAGTGGTTTTAATAAACCAAAGAAAACTCCAAGCCACCCTACTAAGAGTCATGCAGTGGTTGCTAAAGTGGGGGAAAAAGAAAAGTTAATTAGATTTGGTCAGCAAGGGGTTAGTGGTGCAGGATCTGCCCCTAAAACAACTTCTGAGAAAGCAAGACAAAAGTCTTTTAAAGCAAGGCACGCTAAGAACATAGCAAAAGGTAAGATGTCAGCGGCATATTGGGCTGACAAAGTAAAATGGTAATAAATTAGTTGACAAATAGCCATTCTTATGGTATAATTGTTGTATATACTGGGAAAATAACACATGACTTATTTAGAAATTGTCAATAAGGTTTTAAAAAGATTAAGGGAACCAACAGTGGCTTCTGTAAGTGAAAACTCATACAGCTCATTGATTGGTGACTTAGTTAATGTCGCTAAGCGAGAAATTGAAGATGCTTGGAATTGGTCAACTTTAAGAACTACTCTTACAGCTACCACTGCTCCTGATCTCTTCAACTATGTGCTTCGTGGTGCTGGAACTCGTTTTAGAGTTTTAGAGATTATTAATGACACTGATAATGTGTTCTTATATCCTAGAGATAGTAAATGGTTTGAAAGAAGCCTATTAATGTCTCCTGTACAAAAAGGAAGCCCATTATACTACAATTTTAACGGTGTTAACACTTATGGTGATACTCAAGTGGATGTATTCCCTGTACCTGATGGTGTTTATACATTACGCTTTAATGTGGTAATGCCACAAGATGATTTAACTTTAGATACTGAAGTAGTACAAATACCTTATACTCTTCTTATTGAAGGTACTCTTGCAAGAGCAATTGCTGAGAGAGGTGAGGATGGTGGAACCCAAGATCAAGAAATGCGTTACAGAAATATGTTAGCAGACTTAATTGCAATTGAAGCTGGTACTCGTCCTGAAGAAACTACTTGGTATCCTCAATAATGGCTGGAACATTAAAAACTACTTCTATAGCTGCACCTGGATTCATGGGTTTAAATACCCAAGATTCTTCTGTTACACTTGAGAGTGGTTATGCTTCTATTGCTACTAATTGTATCATTGACAAATATGGTAGATTAGGTGCTAGAAAAGGTTGGGATGCTGTTACTACAAACAATGGTACATTAGCTGATAATGAGGCTATTGGTTCTATATTTGAATTTAAAGAGATAGATGGTACGATTAGTTATCTATCTGCTGGTGGTGGTAAATTATTTACAGGAACTGAGACTCTAACAGAGCACATTCCTAAGGCAGCAAATCAAACTACAAATGCTCCTATTACTCCTACAGATGATAGATGGCAATTTGCAGCGTTAGCTGAAGGTAGTAGTGCAACTGCTTCTTCTTATGGCTTTGCAGCACAGATTGGTAATCCATTCTTAGTATGGAGAAAACAAAACCATTCAGGTCCTTATATTTGGCAACGAATAGGGGATTATGGTGCTAAACCCTCAGGTATTACAACATTTGATCCTGACTGTGTATTAGCAGCTTTTGGTAGAATATGGGTAGCTAGAATGACTAGCCATAAACATACTCTTTATTATAGTAGATTATTAGATGGTGCTAACTTTACTGGCACTGGTTCAGGAATTATTGATATTAGTTCTGTTGTTGGTAATAATGATGAGATTACAGCACTAGCTTATCATAATAGTTATTTAGTTATATTCTGTAAGAATCACATTGTTATCTATCAAGGTGCCAATGATCCAACCACAATGACCTTAGCTGATGTGGTGGTAGGTGTAGGATGTGTAGCTAGAGATTCTGTACAAAGCACAGGTACTGATTTAATTTTCTTATCAAAGAGTGGTGTAAGAAGTTTTAACAGAACAGTGCAAGAGAATACAATGCCTCTTCGTGAACTCTCTTTAAATATTAGAGATGACTTAGTAGGATACTTAGCAGTTGAAACTGTGGAAAATATTAGAAGTGCTTATTATGAGAAAGATGCTTTCTATCTTCTAACATTTCCAGGTTCTAAAATTATGGTTTATTTTGACCTAAGACAAGTGCTACAAAATGGAGCTGCTAGAACTACATTATGGAATAATACAGCTGGTACAAGTTATACAGCATTTTGTTCTACAGAAGCTAGAGAATTATTCATAGGTCTTCCAGGTAAGATTGCTAAATACAATGGTTATTTAGATGGTACCAGTGAATATAATATGCAGTATTATACATCTAGCTCTGACTTAGGTAGTGCTACAACGAATAAGATGCTTAAAAAAGCATCATTAGTAATTATAGGTACAGGTGACCAAGACTTTTCATTTAAGTATGGTTATGACTATACATTAAATTATACTTCACAGCCTATTAATAGAAATTTAGGTACAGGTATCTATGCTACTTTTAATT